GTCATTAATTTTGGTTTTGTAAAAAAATTATCGTTTTGTTTTGGTTTTTTTGGGGTTTTGTCTAGGCCAAGGTGTTCTGCTCTTGAGTGTTGTTGGGCGGTTCGTTTGGCGTTTAGATAGGCGTTTCCGCGGGTTGCATTGCACTTACGGCATGCCCCGACCAGGTTCTCCAGGTCGTCTGTGCCTCCGCGATCACTCTCAATGAGGTGGTCGGCCTCGGTGCTTGGGGCTTTGTGGCACCAGTGGCAGGTTGGTTCGTTCTCTAGGACTATGCGGCGATTGCGCATGAATTCGGGTGTGTTGCGTTTTGTCATGGTGTTTCCTTTGTTGTGGTGATGTTACTACCGCCCTTGGCCTACGGCCTGCGGTTGGTCTCCTTTGCGTGATAGTCTCACGGGTTTGTGCCCCCCACATTTGAGGCCAATAGCCAAGGCTGCCGGAATGATTAGGACGGACACCATTGCCTTTTATGTCGTTAGGGAACGCTGCACGATGTCTTACCCCCAGGGCCATTCAGGTTAGTCATCACAAGTATTAGGGCGCATCGCACTACCCCTGTCCCCAGGTGTTAATTCCTGCACAGTGCAAATCCGTACGAGGCCATGGTTGTATTCAGTTGTATATGCTGTTTAGTCTTTGCGCACACCCTGGAGGATGGCTATGCCGATGGAGATTAGCAGGGCATACCAGGCCATAATGATCATCGGACACGCCCTAAGCCTGCGTTGCGTAATGCACTGACATTGTCGGAACCATAGGCGGCCAACATAACGGGCATGAATATCGGGCCCTGGTCAAATTTGAGCGTAGAGGGCAACATTAATGCACCTTCGGCGTCGTCCCATAGTTTGTTAGCCCAGGCTGATTTGGAAAATGGCACCAGGCATATACCTTGGCGGTGACTCATGAACTTGTGTATCCATGGGCTGGTTTTGCTAAAGGGTGGGTTCATCCACACATTACCGAACCAATCACTAGCCAACCCATCGGTCTCCTGTGTGTAGAACGCCTTGGCGGTGCCGTATGGGGGCCCGGATGGTGGGCAGGCCACATCTAGATCAAACATGATGCCCAGGGCGTCAAACAAGAACTTCGGTGTCCAGTAATCATCGCTGGTGTTGCAGTCCTGCGGCATTGGGAACAATGATTCCTGGTTTAGCATGATGCCAACCTTCCGGCAATGAACTGCAGGTCTGATGGACGCCACAGGTAACACTCGGCGTGTGGGTGCAAAATGCGTAGCCAAGACAGTTGGTTTTCGCTTGCCTTACCCTTGCTCGTTTTGAGTTCGGCAAATATCAGGCCGCGCTGTTCATGTGCCAGGACAAGATCAGGAAAGCCGGGGCTGCCGGTTGTTATGTATTTGCCTCGGGATGTTAACGATGGCTGGCTGTGGTGCAATGTCCAATGGTTTAGATAGGCCAACGCCTTTACTTGCGTTAGGAATTCGGCTTCCGATATTGGTGTCATTGTTCTTTTCCTAGTAGGAATCCGCACATGAATAAAGCGGTGCACATAATAATCAGCGTTATGAGGTCAACCACTAGAAAGGCTCCTCAATTGAATCGTATGTAGGTGCAGGCTGTTCGCCGTTTTTCAGGCTGTCAATATAAGCCGAAGCGTCCCGCTTTGTGAACGACTGCAGGTTATGCGGAGGCACCTTACCCATGGACTTGCATACGGCCCTAATCATGTTCTGCTGCTTTTCGCTTGCCATATTGCTGTTCTCAGTAATAGTTGTTTCGCCCTGCATTCTTTGAACTTTGCCCATCTCTTCACGGCTTGGACGCTTGGCAAAGTCGGAACCACTTAGGCCGGCATTTGCTAACGCTCTCCCGACGGCCCCAGTCTCGCAGTTCTCCAGGTGAGATGTTTTGTTCACATTTCCCTGGCCACGGATTTCTTCGGCCCATCCGGTTGCAATGATTTCTCCGTCAATCCACAGTTCTGCTTTAAATACGGCAACATCGGATAGATAGTGCACTAGATCAGTAATCACACGCGCCTCGGGGTGTGCCTTTAAGAAGCGGTCCAGCCTGCTGGCTACCGGCTCGTAGTCGTCAAGATTAAAGCCCACGAGCATAATCCTTTTCTAGTTGGTCAAGTAACGACCTGACCATTTCTAATTTCTTTTCAAGTTTTGCAATTGTTTCTTCAAGGTCAGCAATCTCGCGGTCTTTGGCATAAATCATTTCTGCGACATCGTCGTTGTGTGTGTACTCAAGCGTCATCTGATGCCACCTGAGTTGCTGAAGATGTGTACGACAATCCCTTTGATGGTCCGGATGCATTCATGGACGGATGCCACTCATGCCTGATTGTTTCAGCAATGTTAGGCAATGCGTGCAACGCCCCAACTGCTTCCAATACAAGGCTTGATTCTTTGAACCGTAGTTCTAAGGCCAAGTTATGACTGAGGTTAGTTAATTTGGCGATTAATTCGCCGGTTGATGTTTCCATTGTTTCCTTTGTTATTTTCCTGAGGTTGCTCGCCAATGACCCAGGCCGCCATTGTCGTATAAATACCGAGCAACTTTTAAGTTGCACCGGACATTAAGTAGGGCTTTGATCACATCCTGTTTCTTACAGACTGCCCGTGTCACAGTAGCCCATGACCCTTGTATCTGTAGAAGGCCGACATCGGGGCGGCCTGTGGATTTGCGGACGGCAGACAGGCTGCCAGGGTTGCACCGGGATTCCCTGTAGGCAATCCGTGACATCACGGGTACGACCTTTGCCGGGAAGTATTCAGCCAGTAACGACTCCAATTTAGGGCATGAGTTGGAGGCAGCATTTGCCGGGGTTGGGTTAAATAAGGCGGTAGTGAGCATAAAAGCCATGATAAGTTTCAGCACTTTTCCAATTCTGTTGGCGGCCCCCATGAATGCCAGGATTGTGCGCGTTGGCATACCTGGGTGTATTCAATCAGGCCTGTGGATAAATCTATGAAGATTTGGACCATCGTTAATTTGTCTTTAGAGCGTAGAACGGTATAGCCCCAGTGGGCTGGTTCTTGCGTCATGGGCGGTTGGCCATCATTTTAAGCCACAGCCAGCAACTGACCCATCCCATAATGAAACTGTATATGAACTGTGTATCGGTCATGACAGCCTCTTTGCGGCGTCCAGCCCGTCCTGGGTTATTGAACACACAATGGCTTGAGAGCCGCTTGAGACGGTCCGACGGGTGCCTGTGTCTTGTATTAGGCCCAAAGTGCGCAAATCGCTACAACGCTTCCAGTAGCCCTTTATTTCATGGCCCATGGCTAACGCTCGAGATGCTGCCTCTTCATCGGTTAGACCCAGGGTGCTATCGGCATAGATGGCAATAAGGATGGCGCGGTGGCTGCCTACCCGCATAGGGCTGACTTGCCGGGAGGTTTCCGGGTCTGACGACCGGAATAATGGTAGGTCAAAGATGATCTTGTTCATGTGTTTCCTTTGTTAGGCCCTTTGAGTGGCTGGTTGTCACTATACACAAAAGACGAAAGCGGTGGTGGATACCCCAATGGAAACAAAGATACCCACCACCTAACCCCGGGACCGCTCAAACAGTGCCCGGGAATCCTATTTTAACGCTCTGAAGATTTGTTCAAAGTGTTCCGGCGTTTGCTTTGCCAGTTCTATATGGAACCAGTTAGGCGAGCCTTGATACGAGCCAGCGTTGTCGTCTTGGGTGAAAATTTTGACCCCTGCCTTGCCCTCTCCGCGACTGCAACGATAGCCCGCACCGAAAGAACCGTATGCGTACCAGTGCATTTCGCATAATCCCAGGGCCTTGGAATTGGCCAGGAACCAGTCCCAAATGAGACGCGCCTGGGCCTCGTCTTTATATTTCAGGTCCGCCGCGTAGCCCGTCGCATGCACACTTAGGCCCGCATTATTTCTCATTGGTCTGTTCGCATAAGTGCCTAAAGAGGTCAGCCCCCACCTGGCTTTTGTTAGTTCAACAAGTTTGGCGGTGACAGGTGCTGTGGCTTTGCCGTCCCAGGCTGGGTAATACGGATAAACGCGGTTGCTCATGTTGGTGGGTCTTTCGGTCTGTCTTTAAGGCCATTACCTGCCAAGACACCAAGAAGGCCCCCAGTCAATGTCGCCAGCATTGGACTTAACACCGCCCAGGCTGATTTGTCATTCTCAGAAACATCAAGAGGCTGAGTCACAAATAGCAATCCGTATAGCAGAGCCAAGATGGAAACAAGAAACGCAAGTGTTAATCCGATGGCAACGACAAATATAAGTCGGGCTTTGATTTCTTCGTTGCTCATTCTGTTTTGTGGTTTCATGCGCATTTGCCTCCTGTGCCGTAAAGCGGTGCAACTGTCGTTTCAATTGTTTCGGTTACGCCTCGTAGGGCTTTGTTTTTGGTTGGTGGGCAGTTGAGGCGTTCACGGTCTGCGCAGGCGGTTAGCGATGCGCAAATAACCAATAGAATTAGGCTTTTACGCATTATTTGTTGTATCCGTAAACGCGGATGGTGCCACCTGTCATCGTGCCAGATGAAATTGCGAGCGTAAACCCCGTGTAACTGGTTGCATTTGCTAGTACGCCACCTCCAGCCCCGGCTTCGCCAGTTGAGCGAGAATCTAAAAAGAAATAATTTATAAGCGTATTTTGAGCCAAAAATGGGTTTATAAGATCAACATTGCCAAAAAGAGTGTTTGTCGTTGCTACGCCAATTCTCTGAAAATTTGCAACATTTGCACCACTGAAGTCGGCACTTACGCCAAGATAAGTTAGCGCTCTGTGAGCGTAGTAATAGCCGCTTGTTGTGCTACCTAGTTGTATAGATAACAAAGCAGCAGCACTGGCGACCCCGCCTGTAACGACAATTTTGTATGCCTCAAAATCTGTTGTAAAAGCATCTGTCACGGCTTGACTAGTAACACCGCTGCCGATGGTTTGTGATTTGACAAGCCAAAGTCCAGCAGCGTTCATTTGTGCTGCTGTGAGGATTTGTCCTGATGTGAATACTGGTGGGGTTGCCATGTTTGTCTCCTTTAGAAACTGAGAAGGTTGTTGTCGAGCGTTCCGAAGATTGCATCGTCAAGGGTGAGGTATTGGTTGCCGTCCGTACTCTCGAAAGTGTACGAAACAATATGAGACCCTGGAACGATTCGGTGTTCAATTCCTGAAGTAATCAGGGTCTGCGATTCTGTAAGCGGTGTTCCGGTGTTGTAATCCTTTTGGACTGTCACGATTGAAGTGAGGTCAATGGCAAAGATGGTTGCCCATTGCGCGGCCGTCAATGCTGCTAATTCGCAAGAAACACCTGTGAACCGGACAACTGGGTTGGCGTATTTGCCCAAAAGGTAAGCCCCTAATCCGTTGACCTCCGTAGTCGTTGAATTTAGAAGTTGTAGCAATTGGTATGTCTGCGACTGGTAAAGGGCAATAGAAGCCGTATCAGTGTTGGTTTGGACGGCCCCGGCAGGTGACTGGGTTGAAATGTTGTTGTAAAGGAGTTCGGACCCGTACTGGTTGACCAGGCTCATGTACGGAATGCCAGTGCCATCTGTGGTAAAGGAGGCCCCGGAGACTGGGTTGAGGACGCTTGAGCGTCCCTTGAATGTCAGGGTGCCATCAGCCGAGGTATATAAATACCCTTGTTCTGAAGTGTTGATCTGCTGGAGGTAGTTAAGAACATTGGTGTCTTGGGAGACCGCGTAAGCCCCCAAAGTGGAAGACCCGGTACCTATGGACCTTGCGCCTTGGTAGGCAACCTCAGGCCGGTCTAGGACGGCGTCAACCCGCAAGCCTGATGTCTGTGCCGTGGGTGTAAAAGTGTTTAGTTGCTGGTTTGACAATGTCCCAAAAGCGTCCACACATCTCGCAACCATTCTGCCCTGGTTAGCGTTTTGATAGTCCAGGTTCCAGTCCTCTACAAAGCCGTTATAAATCGGGGTGCCGTTTGCGTAAATAATGATCGGGGACCGCGGCAGGACAAAGGGGTAATAAATACTGGATGTGTTTAGTGGGTCCAGGATTCTGCTGTTGTTGTTAAATACGACCTGGGCTGTTCCGGCGTTAAATTGGTCAAGTTGGCGGTTACGACCCCGTCGGATGTTGATTGACATGACAATACTTGTGAGGTCTGCAAAGGCAAGACCGCCCAATGTTCCAGTATTTAGTTTTCCAAAGACCGCGTCGTTGAGTTGGAATGGCTGACCGAATCCTGTGGTCGTTTGGAATCCAACCAAGACTTGGTATGTCGGGACGGTCATTAGAGGGTAGCCGCCGGTGCAAATACAACGCCTGAGTCTCGTTGTGCGGCAAGGATGGCGTCAATGATGTCCTGCCCGACGGTTGCGGGGGAACTGATCAGGCCCGCGTCTAGGTTAATTGTGATGTTGTCAAATGGGCCAATACCCCCAATGCCCATGGCTTCAAATCCTCCTGCGTTGCCTGAGGTGTTGTCCATTGCAGGTGCTTTGGTATTTTGGATTTTGCCTGGGGCTGATAATGCCACGGCTGGTGGTGCCTGAAATATCTCAGGGTTTGCTTGAACTATTTGCTTTTGTGATTCTTCAAATGCTCGAGCGCTAGTTAATCCACCGCCGCCATCGCCGCCTGAACCGCCGCCGATATTAGGCATAGAAAAACTTTTACCACCGATAACAGGAACCCATGATGGGATAGTGAAAGCCAGTTTGCCGACGGTGTTGTTCCAAATTGAAGCAATGCCCTTGAATACGGTCACGGCCGCACCCAGCAAGCCCTGGAATACCGGGATAACTACATTGCCAACCCACCAGCGAATTGCACCAAAGACCCCGTCAACAATTTCCCGAAAGGTCTCAAATTTCTTGTAGGCCACTACTGCCGCGGCGGCTACTAATCCGATACCGATGGCAATAGCCGTGATTGGGTTAATGCTCATCGCAATGTTAATGGCCACGACGGCTGCGGCAATGCTGGCAAGTGCCACGCCCATGATGGTAAAGAACTCGGGATTGTCTTGGGCCCATTTTGCAAACTTGTTAACCAGTGGCAGTACCGCGTCAAGAACGGGCAACAAGGCCGCACCGATTCCCTCCTTTAGTTCCGCGATGCCAGTTGTAAATCTTGCCAGTTGTCCTTCGGTTGTTTCGCCTGCTGCCTTACCGAAGCCGCCAAAGTTTTCAGTAAGTTTCTCTTGAATGGCTCCAAAGTCTTTGGATTTGATAAGGCCCTGATCAAGACCAAGTCCTAGTTTTCCAA